TTGTTATACATTAAAAGCTTTGAAAGATGTTATGGATGAATATCCAGACGAATATCTTAAAATCTATATGTATCTATTCTACATGTGTTGTCCAAATCCAGATCTAAATCCATTTTTCTTTATGCCAGATGTTGATAAAGAAAGTATGATTCTAGATCAGATCGGTGCAGAGTTCTCTACTGAAGATGACACAATCTATACAGCTCTTAAGTTTTGTGAAAAAATGTATGAAACACCAACATCAAGAGCATATAAAGGAATATCATCTATGTTAGATAGATTAGCTAGATATATGGAGACTACAACTATTACTGCAGGTAGAGATGGTAATATCAATTCATTGATTGCTGCAGCTAAAAACTATGAAGCAATTAGAGCATCATTTAAAGGTGCTTACAAAGATCTTCAAGAAGAACAGTCTTCAAGAGTAAGAGGTGGACAAGGACTAGCATATGATATGTAATGAGTGAAATTTATCAAGACATACCAACCTATGAAAATGGAAACTGGACAACTACAAGTTTTGAATCCAGAGAAGACTTCAGTGTCTTTGTCAAAGGAATCTTTAAAGAACCTGGAAAGTATAACTTTAATGAAACTACCAATACAGTATTTATATCTGAATCAACCAAATTCAAAAAAGATGGAGTATACTGTACACATCCCTTCAAGTCAAGAGATTTTATAAACTATTGGGATGATCAGAAAACAAAATGTAGAAAAGGTATAATTGTAAAAGAGGGTGCTGATACATGGTTTCTTGCAAGAGAATATTACATGTGGTTAAACTTTTTACCAATCTTTGACAAAGAACAACAGAAGTTTGACTTTGCTAAGATTAGGGATGCCCAGTATCATATGGCATTATATGAGTTACTTGCTGAGTTAAACTATAAACACTCTGCTATACTTAAGAAACGTCAGATTGCATCTTCTTATTATCATATGGGTAAACTCATAAACCAGCAATGGTTTGAGGCCGGGGTTACTCTTAAGATTGGTGCATCACTAAAAGATTATATCAATGAGAAAGGTTCCTGGAAATTCTTACAAGAATATGCAGCATTCTTAAATGAACATACAGCATGGTATCGTCCAATGTCTCCGGACAAAGTCATGATGTGGCAACAGAAGATTGAAGTAAGAAAAGGAGATAAGAAAACAGAAGTTGGTCTCAAAGGTACTATACAAGGTATGTCATTTGAGAAAGATCCAACAAATGGTGTAGGGGGTCCGGTTAAATACTTCTTCCATGAGGAGGCAGGGATTGCTCCTAAGATGGATCAGACCTATGAGTATATGAGACCTGCAATGAGATCGGGTTTAATTACTACAGGTATGTTTATTGCTGCAGGATCTGTGGGGGATTTATCACAGTGTCTTCCTCTAAAAGACATGATTCTTAATCCTACGTCAAAAGATATTTATGCTGTAGAGACAGATTTAATAGATGATAAAGGTACTGTAGGTCTGTCAGGTTTATTTATTCCAGAGCAATGGTCAATGCCTCCATACATTGATGACTATGGTAATTCACTTGTAGAAGAAGCATTAGAAGCACTTGATAAACAATTCAAGCAGTGGAAAGAAGAACTTGCTCCAGAAGACTATCAGTTGAGGATTTCTCAGCACCCTAGAAATATTAAAGAAGCATTTGATCATAGAACTGTATCTGTATTCCCTACACATCTACTTGCTGCACAGGAAAGAAGGATTGAAGAAAAAGAATATGGTTATGAGTATCTAGACATCTCTCCAGATGTTAATGGTAAACCGGTTGTTACAAGAAGTAATAAGAGACCGATAATGGAGTTTCCAATAAATAAAAAGACTGAAGATAAAACAGGATGTCTTGTAGTATGGGAAAGACCAGTAGCAGATCCTACATTTGGAATGTATTATGCATCTATTGACCCCGTGGGTGAAGGTAAAACTACTACATCAGAATCACTCTGTTCTATTTACATAATGAAGTCTCCTATCGAAGTAACCAAAGTTACTGGAGTAGAAACAGAAACTTATATAGAACAAGGAAGAATAGTAGCAGCTTGGTGTGGTAGATATAATGATATCAATCAAACACATAGACAATTAGAACTTATTATTGAATGGTATAATGCATGGGCACTTGTTGAGAATAACATCTCATTGTTTATTCAGTACATGATCTCAAGAAGAAAACAAAAGTATCTAGTTCCTAAAAGCCAGATTATGTTCTTAAAAGATCTTGGTGCTAATGCTAACGTATTCCAGGAGTATGGTTGGAAAAATACCGGTACTCTATTCAAGGCTCACTTATTAAGTTATGCTATTGAATATACTAAGGAGGAACTTGATCAAGAACTTAAATCTGATGGTACTGTAGTAAGGACTACATATGGTATTGAAAGAATTCCAGACCCAATGCTGATCAAAGAAATGAGGGAATATGCTGATGGAGTCAATGTGGATAGACTTGTTTCATTTGCTGCATTGGTTGCATTTATGAAAATTCAAGAATCTAATAGGGGTTACACAAAGAGAACAATCATGGATGATGCAGCCAAAAACTTGCAAAAGTCAGAAAATTTGTTTAAATTAAATAAGAGCCCGTTTAGACATATGGGTCAAGGTATGAAATCTATGAGCAGTGGATTTAAAAGATCTGCTTTCAAAAATATTAAATAATAAGTTATGCAGGTATATAACGCATTACAACTTAAAAAAGGAGCTAAGACTGAACAGAATAGGTTGGGTAGTATTACTCAACCATTACAGTTTCTACCTAAAAAGGATAAGACTGAAGAATGGGCAGCTTGGAATCTTGATTGGTTAGAGTGGCAAGGATTGAAACAAATCCGTAGGAATGCCAGAAGATTAATGAAGAACTACAAACTTGCAAAAGGTATTATTGATAGAACAGACTATATAGTAGAAGAAGACAACGAGTACAGAGATGTTGTTGAACTTCTTACTAAAGAAGATGTCTCTGCTCTAGAGCTGAAGTTTTATCCAATTATTCCAAATGTAGTTAATGTTCTTACAGCAGAGTTTGCTAAAAGATCTACTAGACTAACCTATAGAGCTATTGATGACTTCTCATATAATGAGATGTTAGAACAAAAAAGAGCTCAAGTAGAACAAACATTAATGGCTGATGCATCTACTAAGATGTTAGCAGCAATGTTAGAACAAGGACTTGATCCTAATTCAGAAGAAGCACAACAACAACTTGCTCCAGAAAATATTAAATCCTTACCTGAAATTGAACAATTCTTTAAGAAAGATTACCGGTCAATGGTAGAACAATGGGCTGAACATCAACATAAAGTAGATGTTGAGAGATTCAGAATGGATGAACTAGAAGAAAGAGCATTCCGTGATATGTTAATTACAGACAGAGAATTCTGGCATTTCCATATGATGGAGGATGATTATGATGTAGAGTTATGGAACCCAGTTCTTACTTTCTATCATAAGTCTCCGGATATTAGATATATTTCTCAAGGTAACTGGTTAGGTAAAACTGATATGTTTACTGTATCTGATGTCATTGACAAATATGGTCACTTACTTACAGAAGAACAACATGAGGCACTTGAGTCTGTTTATCCTATCAGATCTGCAGGATATAATATTGGGGGTCTTCAAAATGATGGTTCATTCTATGATGGAACTAAATCACATGATTGGAACGTCAATATGCCATCTCTTGCATATAGACAGTATACTTCTTTTATGGCAGGAAATGTACTAGATGGAGCAGATGTTATTGCTCAAATTCTTGCTGAAGGAGAAGACTACTATGATCAAGGTACAGCATACTTACTTAGAGTAACTACAGCTTATTGGAAGTCTCAGAAAAAAATTGGTCACTTAGTTAGGATAACTGAAGAAGGGGATGTAACAAATGAAATAGTTTCTGAAGACTATAAGATTACAGATAAACCAATATATGATACACGACTCTTCAAGAATAAGTCAAAAGATAATTTATTGTTTGGAGAACATATTGACTGGATATGGATCAATGAGGTATGGGGTGGTGTAAAGATTGGACCAAATGTACCGTCATTCTGGGGTATGAATAACCCGGGTGGTTTCTCTCCTATTTATATCGGGGTAAATAGAAATCATATTGGCCCACTTAAGTTTCAATTTAAAGGTGACTCAAGTTTATATGGTTGCAAACTTCCTGTTGAAGGTTCAGTGTTTTCAGATAGAAATACAAAGTCTACAGCTTTAATAGACTTAATGAAGCCTTACCAGATCGGTTATAACATTGTTAATAACCAGATTGCAGATATCCTAGTAGACGAACTTGGTACTGTAATTATGCTTGATCAGAACTCTTTACCAAGACACTCATTAGGAGAAGATTGGGGTAAAGGAAACTTGGCCAAAGCATATGTGGCAATGAAGAACTTCCAGATGTTACCATTGGATACTTCTATTACAAACACTGAAAATGCATTAAACTTTAATCACTTCCAGAAACTTGATCTTGAGCAAACAAACAGACTCATGTCAAGAATCAACTTAGCAAACTACTTTAAACAACAAGCATATGAAGTAATTGGTGTTAACCCACAGAGAATGGGACAACAATTATCTCAAACTACTGCTACTGGAGTAGAACAAGCAATGCAAGCATCATATGCACAAACAGAGATGTTCTTTATACAACACTGTGATTATTTGATGCCAAGAGTACATCAGATGAGAACTGACTTAGCACAGTTCTATCATTCTACTAAACCATCTGCAAGATTGACTTACGTAACATCTGCTGATGAAAAAGTAAACTTTGAAATCAATGGTACAGATCTTTTACTTAGAGATCTAAACATTGCTGTAAGTACCAATGCAAATCATAGAGCCATCCTAGAACAGTTAAAACAAATGGCAATTCAGAATAATACTACCGGTGCATCTATCTATGATCTTGGTAAGATTGTTCAATCTGACTCTATGGCAATGTTGAATACTGTACTTAAAGATGCAGAACAAAAACAACAAGCTCAGAAACAACAAGAGATGCAGCAGCAACAACAAATGCAAGAAGAGCAACTCAAGAAACAACAAGAGATTGAACAAATGAAGATTGATTCTGCTGCTGCTGAGAAAGAGAAAGATAGACAACGTGATATCTTGGTTGCAGAAATTAGAGCTGCTGGATACGGTTCTATGTCTGATGTAGATAAAAATATGATGTCTGATTATCAGGATGCTATGAAAGACATCAGAGCTTCAGAACAATATCAAGAACAAACTGGTCTTCAA